AAGAGATAGATAAGATTCTTGATGCATATAAGCATTCAAGATTTACGTTGCCTGATACACAAATAGCAAAACAGGCAAACGCAGAAGGAGGTAAAGAAGTGTCAGAAAATACAGAAAACGTAGTTGCAGAAGATGCAGTAGCACCAGAAGCAACCGTAGAAGATACAGCAGTAGTTGCAGATGCAGCTCCAGCTGAGACAGAGGCTACAGCAGATGCACCAGCAGAAGCAGCAGCTCCTGCCGAAGACGCTCCTGCCGAGACTCTGGAAAAAGCAGCCGACGTATCAGAAATTGAGGTCAATGCAGAACCTGATTTTGCAAAAATGTTAGGCGAACTAAAAGGCTTTTTCTCAGAAACTTTGAATAAAGCATCCGAATCAAATGCTGCTCAAGTGTCATCCATCAAGGAAACAGTTGAGACTTTCAGCAAGAGTGTAGATGTTAGAATTTCAGAGTTGGCAGAACAAGGTGCAGCGTTATCAAGCGCTGTCAACGAAGTAAAGAACACCCTAGCGGGAGTTCAAAAGCGTGTAGATGCCGTAGAAGCAGAAACCGCAATTAAGAAGTCTTCCGATCTTGGCCGATCAGAAGAGGTAACAATCAAGAAATCTAAATGGAACGGTTCTTTCCTCGGTTCCGTAAACGAAATATTTAACTAAGGTAGGTATAAATAATGAGCAATGAACTATTAGAAAAAGCAGCTGAAGCTGGTACAACAGTAACTGGCACATTTGCTTCGACAACTGGGGCAACTACAGGAACACACAGAGCTGGCGAAGCTGGCAACGGTGGTCTCCTTAACCCAGAACAATCTGCTCGCTTCCTTGACTATATGTTCGACGCAACCGTAATCGGCAAGGTCGCACGTACAGTAAGATTGAAGTCAGACACAGCAGAAATTGATCGTATGTCTGTAGGAGAGAAGCTTATGAAGCTTGCTTCAGAAGGAGAGAACACTGGTGCAAACTCAGCTGTTACTTTCTCAAAGATTTCTCTTACAACAAAGAAACTCCGCATGGACTGGGAGCTTTCAACAGAGTCTCTAGAAGACAACATTGAGGGTGCAGATCTTGAAGATCACATTGCACGCTTGATGGCAACACAAGCAGGAAATGACATTGAAGATGTTCTTCTAAACGGAGATACATCTCTAACATCAGACGCACTTTACAAGTCATTCGATGGCGTTGTAAAGAAGTCAAAGGCAACAGGTCGTGTTGTTGATGCAGCGGGAGCAAACGTTTCTCGTGCAGTATTCAACTCAGCACTTAAGGCTATGCCAAGAAAGTACAAGCAACGTCGTGCAGACCTTCGCTTCCTTTCAGGGTCAAACCTAATTCAAGATTACCTATACTCAGCATCACAGTTGGGTGACTACGGTTCAGCTAACCCACAAGATATCGCTTCAAGCGTTATCCGTGGAACTCAACCAGGTCTAGGTGGTCCAGCAGGATTTGTGGCACCATTCGCATTTGGAATTCCAATTGTTGAAGTACCACTACTTCCAGAAACACAGACAGGAACTCACACAGGAGCTTCAGGATCACACGGAGATCTACACTTGACATTCCCAAATAACATTGTTATTGGTATCAAGCGTGACGTAACCGTTTACAGATTCTTCTGGCCACGTAAGGACTCTATCGAGTACACAATGTATACTCGTGTAGGCGTTCAAATCGAGCAGGCAGACTGCTGGGTAGTTGTCAAGAACGTTAAGGTCGCTTCCTAATATATAGGATTTAGATCCGCTAAAAGCCCCTCAAATTAATTTTTGGGGGGCTTTTCATTTGAATTTAACAATGCTATAATTGTTGATACCTAGTAGAAGGAGTAATACATGTCATTTGAGACATTAAAAGTTGCAGAACTCAGAGAAATTGCAGAGAACTTTGCAGTAGACACTGACGGAATTAAAAGCAAAGCAGACATAATTGCCGCATTAGCAGAAGATGGAGTTACCTGGACAGTTTACCAGAAGACCCTAGAAAAAATTAAAGAGGCAAACGAAGACGTATTTTCAACTGAAGAAGTTCTTCCAAGACTTGATCCAAAATCAGTAAATGCAGAAGACACCGTATTGGTTAGAATGACTAGAGAAAACTTTAGATATGACATTCTAGGATTTACTTTTACAAAAGAGCATCCTTTTGTTGCAATGCAAGAAGAGCAGGCTCAAGAAATTTTTGACAAGGAGGAAGGTTTCCGTTTAGCTACCCCAAAGGAAGTTCAAGAGTACTACGGATAATCTTTAAAAAATGGATATATTGATAGGTAACAATGCACCTATAAGACACAAATTGTATTGGCAGGGAAATGCAGTAGATGCAGACACCTTACCTACAGCATCTTTTTATGATGTAACACTAGATCCAGAATACTCTATAGATCCTAATATTGTTCAGTCAGCCTCTACAGCTTCAAAATTTGAAACAGACATTGGAGTTTATGAAGTATTTCCTCCATTAAATTTAGTTGATAGAAATAAAAAGCTAAAAGTTAGATGGCAGTATACCGTACAGGGGCAGTCTTTTGTAAAAGATCATTATGTTGATGTAATAACGCCATATGTTGATGTAACGCAAGCAGGAGAAGAATTAGGATTAGGGTCAGACCCTTCTGATCCAAACTATAAAACATATTCTCAAATTATGCGTGCAGAGCAGTATGCAAGAAAAACTATTGAAAACTTTACAGGACAAAAATTTTATTTGTATCCAGAGACAATAACAGCCTATGGCTCAGGGTCAGATGTTTTACCTTTGCCATCAAAGATTAACAAAATTTATAAAATATATCAAAACGATGTACTTCTGGTTAATACTTTAAATCAAACAAACAATTGGCTATACCAAACTGTAATTTCTGATTCTGGATTTGGAATCAGGGTAGACAGAACTGGCATGCTAGATAATACTGTTTACATAGCAAACGGAATGGTTCCACCATCAATTAATGATTCATATAACGGAGCATTCGGAAAAGATTTAGTATATAGAATTAATGCTCAATTTGGCTGGGACGCTGTCCCAAATGAAATTGAAGAAGCTGCAGTAGAATTAATGAAAGACTATTTTTCAAGAGATAGAATTTGGAGAAACAAATATATAAAGTCTATCTCTACATTTGATTGGGACTTTGAATATACATCAGAGGCACACACAACAACGGGCAATCTTTATGTAGATAATCTTTTGTCAGACTACGTAGTTAGTCATATGGTTGTTATATAATGAATGATTTAATAGATTCTATACTCAGTATGAGAATGGATGTCTATAAACAAATAGACAATCAAGATGCTGAGACTGGGCAATTAAAAAAAGAATGGCAGTATGACAGGACAATGCCATGTCATGCAAAAGGCGTAATCTCTAACTCAACAACTTCAAGGAGTGGAGACAAGCAGATACTAAGCAACAAGTATACAAATGAGCAAATTATACAAATAAGAACTGTTTCAAAAATCGGGTATAGAGAAAAGATTACAAATTTACGTGACTCAGAAGATAATGTAATTTGGGTAGAAGCAAACTTTCCCACAGATACACCTACGGTTTTTGAAGTTATGGGAACTACTCCGATAACAGATCTTTTTGGAAAAGTTATAGGATTTAACACTACAATAAAAAGATCGGAGAATCAGGTAATTGGACTCTAGCGCAGTATTGGTTCAAGCAGCAAGCGGACTTAGCAAGCACATGTCTGGCACGACTGGCGTTATTATTAAAGATAGCACTGTTGCTCAAATTTCTGCTGCCATATATTATCAGTCTCAAGTTGTATCAAAGTTGACTACTAGTAAACAATTTCAGTCTAAATTTAGAAATGTAATATTTTCTCAAATTGAAAAAGATTTTGGAGAATACGTTGATGCTCAAGCAAGAATAAATCCATCGACACTGCATCACGTATATGAGTGGAAAAAAACTGGAAACAAATCTCACAGACTATTTAAATTAAATATAAAAGAATCAACGGGGCTTTCATTTAGTATGGGATATTCTTTTATTGATTCAAAATCTATGGTGCCAACAAACTACGGAAAGTCAAGACATGTTTTTAGAGAAAAGGCAAGAGTTATGGAAGCGGGCAACCCAGTAGTAATTAGACCTAGATCTGCTGAAAGACTTGTTTTTGAAATAGATGAAAGAGTAATTAGAATGCCTAAAGGTGCTGCAGTAACAGTAAAAAGACCAGGCGGAGGCAAAGCTACAAATAGATTTCAAATATCATACGCAAGATTCTTCACTGGAAACTTAGTAAACCTATCAATAAAGAAATCAGGATTTCAACAAATATTTAATTCATCAATGTCTAGAGCAATGAAATTACCTCCCGATATTAAAAAAGTAAAATACTCTTTTTCACCAAACACTGTAGAGTTGCAAGCTTCTTCTGCGGTAGCAGCAGCATTCGGAGGTATAGCATGAGCCCATCAGCTAACGATTACAAGTACGATGTAATGTATGATTTAAGAAAACACCTGTGGCAGTCTTTAAAGGACATAGACATTCTTGACCCGCAGGAATACTATAGCGATAACCTGGGCGAGGAGCTGGTCCCAATAATTCCAGTTCAACAAATGCCAGAAATGAATCAGTTTTTAAGCGGGAAGACTCATATAGTATATGACAAGATTGGAATGTCATATGAAGACAACTGGGTAATATGTTGTGAGCAAATACTATATTCTATTTATTCTACAGATATATCAGAGATTGCTCAGATCAGAAACCTTATGGTCGACCTATATAGGAGAATGGATGACTCTGCTACGGAAATAAACAGAAGTCCAATACCTTCAAATAAATTTAAATTCTATAGTATATTTGTAGCAGACATATCCCCCACCAGCCCATCTGAAGAGCTAGCTGGGTTTTTCTCAGCCGATGTTATCCTAGAGGTCAAATATTCTAGGAATGTAGACTCAAGCGGACGTTTTAATTAAATTTGCGTTAAGGGGCATTATACTCTATTATTGGATATAGAGGGAAGGGCCTAGCCAGCCAAAGATTCAAAGATTGACAGCAACAAAATATATATATATTTTTTTGAAACAGGAGGAAACATAAAGATGGCATTTAACTCAGCCAAAAATATTCTTGTGGGAGCTTCACCGCTTTACATCTCGAATTCCGACTCCACAGTATCAGGTTATGTAGAAAATACAGAGCCAGGTGTTGCAAGAACTGGTACATCTGCAAAAGATGGCGTTCCAGCATTTGCTTCAACTGCTTCTTATCGTACTACACTAGATGCTGCACAGTCAACAACAAACAATGCTTTCCGTAACGTTGGATTTACTAACAATGGTCTTCAGATCACTTATAACCCAACTTACGATTCAGTAACTGTAGACCAGTTGCTTGATACAGCAAAGCTATTTAAGTCTGCGATGGAAGTTATGATCGCAACTGAAATGGCAGAAGGAACACTAGAGAACGTTCTTGTAGTTTTCGGACAGGGACAATCAACTCTTACAAATTCAGGAGCTACTCTTGGACTTGAAGCAGGATCTCTAGGTGTTGCTCCAACAGAGCGTCAGCTAGTTGCTATTGGACAAGCTCCAACAACCAGCACACCAAACTCAGAGCGTATTTACTATGCACGTCGTGTATTGTCTGTACAACAGTCACAATTCTCACTTGCACGTAATACTCCAACCACATTCCCAGTAACATTCCGTCTTCTTCCAGACGCAGGTTACGTAGGATCAGAATACGGTAAGATTATTGACCGTACTTGGACCCCAGCTTAATTAAATTAAGATAATAAAGCCCCCTCTTTAGGGGGCTTTATTGTTGTATATGTAATATCATTATGCTATAATAATTAAGACTATCCAAGGAGGATAAATTGGCAACTACAGTATACAGCGTAGAAGAAGTTACTCTACAAGATGGCTCAATAGTAAAATTGAAGCCGTTATCTATTAAAGAACTAAGAAAGTTTATGGCAGTAATAACCAAGACATCACAGGTTACAGAACAAGCAGAGTCGCTTGATCTTTTGATTGATGCTTGCGGAGTTGCTCTTGAAGGGCAGCTACCAAACTTGGTAAAAGACAGAGATGCTTTAGAAGCAGCATTAGACATTCCAACAATTAACAGAATCCTAGAAGTCTGTGGCGGAATTAAGATGGATGCAGACAATGCGGATTTAACTCAGGCGGCGGTTCTAGCTGGGATGAACTAGATCTAGCCGCCTTAGAAGGAGAAGTTTTTCTTCTAGGACATTGGCGGAATTACGATGAGCTAGAAGCAAATCTATCAATGCCAGAACTTATTCAAACTTTAAAAGCAGTATCTAAAAAGGAATCAGAACAAAGAAAGTTTACGGCAAGCCTTAAGGGTATTAATTTAGAGGATGATGAGAAAAAAGAAAACAGTTCTAGTTTTGAAGAAGTCAGAAGAAGGGCGCTAGGAATAGATGCAGATGAAAACGATATTGTTTCTTTGCAAGGACCACTAGCAAGCGAAGCTGGCTTTGGCATAGGAGCAGGACTAGGATATGTTAAGGAGTAAATAGTATAAATGGCTGATGAAAACATTGTAACTAATATAGTTGCCAATGCAGATTTTTCAAATCTTATTGCAGATGTCAATAAGGTATCAGCATCTTTATCTAAATTACAAGCCCAGATAATTCAGTCGGACGCAAAACTTGCAAACCAAGTTGCGGTCATGAATCGTTCATTTGCAGAAAACCTCAGAAGAACTGGCCAGTTTTCAACACACTTCGTAACATTAACCTCTGATGTAGAAAAATTTGGTAAAAACCTTGACGGTGGAAAGCTAAAGCTAAGAGACTATTTCAGAACTTTTCAAGAGCATACAAAGACCTCTGGCGGGCTTATAAGAGAATTAGCCAAGCAACAGGTAGCACTACAAAATGCAATAGTTCAACCCCTTGGGAAAAATGCACAAGGTTTAATGCAATACAATGTGCATATTCCTCAAGGACTAGATGCAGTAAAAAATAAAACAGCGTTAGCAAGACAAGAACTTCAAATCATGAATAAAGTTATTCAGGATGGCGGAGTTCAGTTAATTAACTGGGGTAAGAATACACAGTGGGCTGGTAGACAATTAACCGTAGGTCTAACCGTGCCGCTAGCAGCATTTGGTGCCGCAGCAGCAAAAGCATTTAGAGAAGCAGATTCCGAGTTAACAAGATTAACAAAGGTTTACGGCGGAGTTGCTGCAACATCTGCGGCAGACCTTGCGGCAATTAGAAGAGACGTTTCTTCAACAGCAAAAGAACTTGCATCCGCATATGGAACATCTTTTAAAGAGACAATACAACTTGCTGCTGATATAGCAGCCACAGGAAAACAAGGCGAAGAACTTATTGGTTCAGTAAAAGAAACAAGCAGACTTGCAGTCCTCGGTGAAGTAGATCGTCAAGACGCAATGAAAGCAACTCTTGCAATACAAACAGCATTTAAACAAAACACACAAGAACTTACAGAATCAATTAACTTTTTAAACTCTGTTGAAAACCAAACTTCAACAAGCCTTGCAGATCTAATTGAGGCAATTCCAAAAGCTGGTCCAGTAGTTCAGGGACTTGGGGGAAGCGTAAAAGATCTTGCTCTTTATTTAACAGCAATGCGTGAAGGTGGAATTAATGCAACAGAAGGCGCCAATGCTTTAAAGTCAGCACTTGCATCTTTAATCAATCCAACAAAAGTTGCGACAGAACAATTTGCTGCAATGGGAATAGATTTAAAGGGAATAGTTACAGATAACGCAGGTGATTTAACAGGAATGATTATGGAGCTGCAGGGAGCTCTAGATAATTTAAATCCACTTCAAAAATCTCAAGCAATTGAACAGTTATTTGGAAAATTCCAGTTTGCAAGAATGCAAGCCTTGTTTGAAAATTTAGGAAAAGAAGGAAGCCAAACTTTACAGGTATTAGACCTTATGAAAGCAAGTACTCAAGATCTTGCCGCAGTTGCTGATCGAGAGTTGTCTCTTGTAACAGACTCAGCTTCAGGAAGATATAAAAGAGCGGTAGAATCTTTAAGGGCTAATTTAGCGGGCATCGGAGAAGAATTTCTTAAGGTTCAAACATTTTTTGTTCAAGTTGTAGATAATATTGTTCAATTTGTAAATAAATTGCCTGCACCAATTAAAACTATTTTAACATTTGTTACAGGACTTACTGCAGTAATTGGACCAATAATCATGTTAACTGGTGTGCTCGCCAACTTCTTCGGATACATAATTAAAGGAGCGGCACACTTTAAAGCATTGTTTAAGGGCGGCGAAGGCTGGAAAATGCTTACCCCTCAAATGATGGCTGCTCAAAAAGCAGGATCATTAATTGAAGCTACATTTTACAGTGATGCAAAAGCTGCTACTGTATTAAAAACATCAATTGAAGGATTGATTGCAGAACTCTCCATACTAGAAGCCAAGGCAAAAGCAGGACAGATATCTACAACCCCTGTGTTTACAACAGCCGCTGGAACTATAGTTGCAGGAGGCGGAAGACAAGTAAATCCTGGACATCCACTAATAAGCCCAACAGATACAAGATCGATGTCTCATTTAAATCCAGTTTCTGGAATGACAACAGATCAAAGAATGACACAAACAATATTTGGAACAGTTCCTGGCGCACCTAAAGTTAATCAAAAAATTGGCGGAAATCCTCAGATGTACATGTCAGGAGATTTGCCAAAAATAGAAGGACTTACTTCTATTAAAGGAGTTTCTACAGGTATAGTTGCAGAAGAAGCAGCAAAATGGCACTCCATGACTGCGGCATTGGCTATGCAGTCCGAAGCAGAAATAAAAGCTTTAAAGACAGAAGTTTCTAGAACTGGACTAATTACTTCTGAGTTATCAGATTCTTATCAAGCACTTCTTCCAAGAATGACAGAGATTACTTCTAATGCTGCAGCCGCTTCTGCAAAAATTGTTGCAGAGCTACAAGCAAGCAAAATTACTGTAGATCAAGCAAGACAAAAAATATTAGCATTAAACGCAGAAGTAGAAGCAATGATGGCGACAACCGCAACAAACATAGCGGGAGCGCAAGGAAGATCTATTGCTTTAACAAGCGTGCCTTTATTAAATCAACCAGTGATGGATCCTAAAACAGGCAAGACCAATATGAAAGAGCTATCAAGACCTGGAAGAACTAGAGAGTTGCTAAATAAAATTGCAAGAGGGCTAGGTGTTAAAACTTATGGTGCTCCATACAGCACTGAAACCACAATGCCAAAAAGATTTGCAACTGGCGGTCCAGTATATATGGCTCACGGTGGACCACATGGGACAGACACCGTACCTGCATGGTTAACAGAGGGAGAGTATGTATTAAAGAAGTCGGCTGTAGATAAACTTGGAGTTCCACTTCTTGATAAATTAAATAGCATTGCTGATGGACAAAGTGCATCAAGGCCTAGACAGGCAGCGCACATAAGCATGCCAGCACAAATGACTGCAGCTGAGCTTGGCTCAGTGTTTGGAGATAATCTTCCTAAAGGTGCCGACACACTTGCAAGGGTAATGCCAGAACACACTGTTCAGGTTTATGATGAGCAAACTCTTTCTTTAACTGATAAAGAAAACCAATATTTAAGAGAAGGCAAAAGAGGTCTTACTCGTAGCGAGCTTTTGCGTGCACTTCAATCTGAAAAAATATTTAACACAAGACATTTCAAAAACTTATCCCCTAAAGCTAAAAAAGAATTACAAAAGCTATTACTTAGAAATGCTGTATTGCTTCCAGAAGGAAGAATTTATCACGATAGAGATTTGTCAGCAATTTGGGGAATGACAAAAGATTCAATAGACAAAATTCCTAAAGGAGCTAGAACTGAAATACAAGCAGCTTTAGAAAAAGCACAAAAACCATCTATGTTCAGAGCAGACACATTTAAAGGTGGAAAGTCTTCGGGACAAATGAGTACAGATGCAGCCAGAAAAGCAGCAGGAGCAGATCCATTCTATTATCAGCTTCCAGATTCTGATGCAGGTAAAAAAGGTAAGTCTGCAGTAATGTTAACTGATCCAGTAACTGGAGCAAAATCTGCACACGTAACAGGCGGAACAAAAAAGTTTAAAAAGGGAGTGATGCAAGACGCAGCAGCACTTTTAGCGTTTAAGGGAGCACAAAGAAAAGCTTCAGGCGGGTATGTGGGCATGTCTTCTGGACCACAAGGGTATGCTGATGGTGGACCAGTTAAGGGCTATGCAGCAGGAGGTCTTGTTGCAATGCTTGCGGCAGCAATGGGTATTCCTTTCTTAGGAAACATGCTGGGCAATAAAGTTGGCGGAACCGCTGGAGCATCAATATCCAATGTTTCAAATATACTTCCTTTCTTACTACCTATGGGCGCAATGAGCGGAATGACAAGGGGTATTACAAGCAAGCTTCCTCAAAGTGCAACATCAACAATTAAACCTCTTGCACAAACATCAGCAAACTTAATGGCAATGGGCAAGGCGGGTTCAACTGCAGGTCCAGTAATGGCAAAACTAGGACCTATATTTGGAAGAGTTCTTGCATCTGCAACCCCACTAGGATTAGCAATAACTGGTATAACAACAGCTCTTACAGCAGGATTTACTATATATAAAAAGCATCAAGAGCAGATGAAGCTCAATGCTTTAGGGTTTGGACTCACAGCAGAGGCTGCTAAAAAAGCTGGAGTTAAATATGTTGATTATAATCAAAAGATTAAAGATAGTATTCAAAGATCAAAAGATCTAATGGAGGCCAACAAGCTTTCATATGAGAGCATGACCCAAGCAGGTATTCCAATTAAGATGACTATTACCGAATATCGTAAGTTAAAAGAAGAGGTTAAGGGTGCTTTTGATGAACAAATTAAATTAATTAATTCTACAAAGAAAGCAGAGCTTGGAGACCTAGCAGTTAGATTTAAACAACAATTTATCGCTGCTGGAATGTCTGCGGATGAAGCTACAAAAAAAATATATGCAATGTTTGCATTATCAAAAAATGCGGATATGGCATCAATATCTACTGTAGGTAATAAAGACTTTAGTGCAATTCAAGATGCAAAGAGTGCAGCAGCTGGGTCATTAAAATCATTTGATACTGCTACAAGACTAGGTAATGCTCAGTCTCAAGCAGCTGCATTAAATACTGCATTGACCGCAGTAGACGCTGGAATTGAAGAAATTATTAAAAAGAGCGAAGAAGCTGCAAAGAAAGACAAGACTGGCAAAACTGAAAAAATTAGTATGTACCAAGCTGAAATTCAAATGATGGATTATTTGAATCAAAGTCAATATAAGCAAACAACATTAACTGCGGCAACAATTAAAGAAATGGCAAAAGCTAACCCAGCAATTAAAGAGCTTGCAAATACATCAGATACCGTTGTTAGTGTGTGGCAAAAGCTTAGAATGCAAGCCATGGGGCTGGCTGGAGATTTGTCTAAATTGAGTGCTGATCAAACAGCGGCTTTATATAATTTAGGTAATGCTATAAGTGAAAGAGTTATTGCAGTAAACAAAACTGGTTTATTAAAAGACGAGTATGACCAGCTTGGTAAATTACAAACAAGAAGAAACAATTTAGCAATACAGGCAAGAGGGCAAAAGGTTCAAGATCAAATAGATGCAAGAGATAAAATTAAAGCTCTTCAAAAACAAATTGATCAAACTAATAAACTTGCAGACGCAAGAATTAAAGCACTTAATGCTTCCAAGGAAGATGCTGATCTTAATCGTGAGATGGAGTCAGCAAGACTTGAATTACAATTCGCAGAGTCTACTGGCAATACGCAACAAGCAGCTCAGGCAAGATTAAGATATGATTCAGCTGTTCAAAATCTACAAACCCTCGGGCAAACAAGATCAATTGAGGCTGCAAGAGATAAAGCAAATGCACCATTAATTGATCAAATTCAAAAAATTCAAGATGCTAATACAAAGATTGCAGATGCAGCAGCACTGGCAGGAGAATCTCTTGCGTCTATAGATAAACAAATAGCAAAGCTTTCGGGTATTATTGATAATTTAAATCAAGCACAAACATCTTATAATTTCAACATGGCTAAGTGGATGACAGAAACGGGTGGAACTAAAGAACAATTTGCAGCAACCGAACTAGGAAAGTATTTAGGCGCAGGACTAGTTGCCCCAACAGAAGCAGCTGGCAAAAAGCTTAAAGATCCAGGTCCTAACATACCATTTAAAGATGGACTTAGACCAGCAGGTCCAACAAAAATAGATCAGGCCTCAGACCTTGCAACAAAATCTATAAAAGCAGATAGTCTTGTTATCGGTGATAAAAACCTTGTAGATATATTTAAAAAAGCAGCAGGTCAACCATCACTTCCAACCGTAACCACAAGTGGCGGCGGCGGAAGAACTATAACTAAACCAGTAACAGGAACAAGACCACCGCAATTTACAACTATGAAAGAAGCACTTGCTGCATCTGCAGATAAAACAAAAAATACATTTATAGATAGCAACGGAGCAAAATGGGTTCTTTCCGTAACTAGAAATGGTGCAAACTGGCGTTCAGGTGAATGGTCAATGCCAGGAGTAAAAGCTGGAAAAGGATTAATGAACATTGATCCAAGTATCCCTACAATTGTGGGTGACATGGGACCAGAGGTAATTTATGGTAATATGGTTATACCTAATCTAAACAGCATACCATTTGCAACTCCGACTTATGACGTAAATGCTGGCAAAAAAAGTTTTGCTAATTTAGCAGCTCAGTCTGAGCCACAGCAGCCAATTGTTCTTAATCAAACTATAGTTCAGGCCCCAGGAGAAAATACAGATGCCCTGGTTAGAAAAGTATCTCAAGCTACAATTGAAATTCTTGATAAGGGAAACAAAAGATCAATTTCTGAGATAGGTCCAAGGAGATCGTAATGGCAATAACACTACCAGTAGGTTCAGTTCTTTACATAGACACTTCTACAACAGACACCCCAACCTGGGTAAAATTAACTGAACATAATAGAGAGCCAATAAGTATTGCAAACAATAGAATTGAAAAACAACAAAGAATGGCTAATGGTACTATGCGTAAGCTGTTTACAGCAGACAAAAAAGTCATATCTACCAGCTGGAGAATGTTGCCTTCATATAGCAGTATGACAATAGATAGCGGATATGGAGCAGTAGATTTAAAAACTTTCTATCATGACAAAGGAAAGGGATCCTTTAAATTAAAAATTTCTTACAATGCAGTTTCTGCAAGAGATGAAATTATTAATGTAGTGTTTTCAGAATGTAGTCATACTCTTATAAAGAGAAACGTAAAATCAAAATCTTCTGATGCCGCTCAAGAATTTTGGGACGTTAGTATAGGCCTGGAAGAAGTATAATGCTGACGGGTTACAACACAGCTCTAGAGGCTATCAACAAATCAGTTTCATACACATCCGTACCTGGGTGCTGGATTGAATATAACATGAATGATTTAATTGATGGTGCAGATATTGTTTCTTCAACAGATGTAACAACATCTTCGGGGGACACCCTGCCGTTTAAAAAACTATTTCCAATTAAATCTATAATTGATCCAAGAAGGCCTAAGACTGCAGGAATTAAATATTTTATATTAAATTCAGCAGTTAATCAATATCCAACAGTATATTCTGCCTCATCTAATCAAACATATAGGCTATATTATCCAGGGGATAAGGTTGAATATAAGTATTGGGTAAGTAAGAGAGCAATAGGAACATCTCTTACTGGATGCCTACTAACCGTTTCTTATCCAGTAAGCAAGACGGCTGCATCTAATAAAATTACAATAAAGTTTGAAACATCCCACACCAAGCCCAACGCCTGGACAGTTAAGATTAAAAATTTAGCAGGGGTTGAATCTACAATATCTACAAACGCTGTTGTTCCAAATAACGGCGTTGTGGATCTATACTATAACGGATCTTCTTGGTCTACAACTAAATTTACTACTCCATCGTCTCCTGTAGGAATTTCAGAAATTAAAGTAGAGGTTACATCGGTAACAACGGCAAATGAGTATGTTGGAATTATTGAAATTGCAGCAAAATATATTAAAGATGTAACCGATAGGATTGTTACTTTTGATGTAAGAAAACAGTCTTCAAGCTCTTCAGACGGAATAACTCCAGTTGGAATGGTTACGGCAAACTCCCTATCCATAGATTTAAACTGCTATGACGAAACAGGATTTATGTATGATAAAACATTTGCC